CACTAAGCGTCAGGGCTAGCAGAATCGGCTTTAGGTAGCGCATTGATTTCTTCCTGTGTTAGTTCTCGTGTGATGGTTTCGCCCGTAAGTGAATTGTGAAATGCGCCTAAAAGGGGCTCGGGGGTGTTTGTGTCGCTCATGCGTTCCTTCTTCCGTAAACCCATAGTGCACCGGTCATGGTTCCAGTTGGCACCGAAATTGTAAATCCGTCATATGACGTTGCTGTTGAGTGGTTGCCGTAAATGCTGAATACGTTGGGCGCTGTATATGCGCCGTTTGTTCGTGTATGGGCAATCTGTAAACCAGTCGCATCGGCCACATATGGGCTGAATAAGTCAAGAGTTGTGGTTTGGTAAAAAGCACCGTTTGAGTTTGATGTAAAGTTAAAACTGGTTTGTCCAGTTGATCGGGTGCCGGTAATGGTTGCGCCGTTTACTTCAAGTTTTTGATAGTTGTAGTTGGTCGCAGCTGGTGTTGTCCCAAGCGTGTTTTGGTAAAACGAATCGTTTGATGTGGTGTAGAGACGCGCAACGATGACGTAGTTGGTGTATGTACCACTGAAGCACGACTGTACGGTTGTTGAAACGACACCCGAAAACGTTGTTTGCGTAATATACACAAGCCCTGAGTTCGCAAGATAAGTGTTCGTATCCGAAGCCGTCAACACATCGCCAGTTGTAAACGTTTTAATAGCCATAATCAGTACCCCAATTTGTTGTTGTCTAGTTTGCCGTAAATTGAATTATCAAGTGTCAAATAGTTGTTTAGATCTTGCGCCGACAAATAAAACGTGGCGCTTGCTTCACCCGTTGTGCCTGACCAAGTAGCACCCTCGATCACGCATTGATATGTAATGCCGCGGAACAACACTGAAACTTGCGCGCCAATGTAATCAGCGCCATATCGAGGGATATCACCTATCTGACCGTTTAACGGACAAGTCACAGACAGAATTCGAGTTGTTCTAGTTCCGTAGTTTGATAACAAATAGTTTGCGTAATCCGTTGCTTGACTTGTTGAGTTGTTGAGCGTGTTTACTTGGTATGTGCGGTAAGGAGTTGATCCGGATTGCACTGTGGCCGATGAATAAGACTCGGGTGTGACAGTTACTTGGGTGTAGTAATTATCTGCGTAACTTGTAAACACAATCTGGTTATAAAAATGATTGGTGCCGTCGTTAGTGGTATCGGAAAAACCGCCAAAAGTACCTGAAACTTTATAATAGGCATTGGCGACAACAACAGTATTTCCGCTGTCAATCAAACGACCATTCATTGTTAATACGCAACGGTTTACCCAGTCGCCCCAGCTGCCAGACACTGTGGTTGCGGGAAACGCTTGAAAATAACCATTGGTGCTAATGGTTGAAATTGCTAGCCCTGTTTGAGTTGCTGCAACGTTTACTTGTGTTCCAAGAATGTCTGCGGCCATTGAATATCCGCCGCCTTGGACACGGCCAAATGCTGCAAAGTTGCCTTCACAATTAAGCGTGACATAATCGGCATTTCCTACGCCACCTGAATATGGAATGCCATATTGAATATTTACGTCTGCAATTTTTCCTACAAACAGTTGGCCCCATGTTCCGCTGCTGCCAAGTCGAACGGAAATTTTTACCCATGTTCCGGTAATAAACAGAGCATCTGGACTTGCGTAACCAGTTGGGTATCGGATGACCACACTGGCTGTGTTTGAGTTGTATTGATCAAGCTGGCGTTGTCGTCCTACGTTTACGTTTACTGACTGCACGTTTGTGGCCACTGTGGTGGCCGTTGCGTATGTTGCGCCGTATTCGAGTTTGTATTCAACAGTTGCCATTAGTAAATGTTGCTGACTCGAATGGGTATTGATCCGTTTTGGCGCATATAGGTTCGCAGAGCCGATACGACTGCGTTCGGGTCTCCACCGTTGACGTTGATTGTGACGTTGCTGCCCATGCCGTTAGCGCGGTTAAGAGGCACAACGGCTTCTGGGCCTGCCTCACCAATTAACGCCATTGTTGGGCTAGTGACGATTCCGCCGTTCGCCAGTTTTGGAATGTTCGGTACACCGAATGTTTGTCCTCGACCGGGAAGCCCAGGGATGTCTGGAATTGTGATGTGCACCTTGCCGATGGTGTTGTTCCAGATGTCGGCGATGCCGTTGAAGATGGACTTGAAAACGCCGTACAGCAATCCAATTTCGTTTTTGATGATGTCGATGTAAACAAGGAAGCCTGTTTTGATTGCGTTGCCGACGATGTCTACGACTTTGCGAAAACCGTCAAAGTGTTGATACGCCAGCACAAGACCGGCTACTAGGGCCGCTATGGCGATGACAATGAGCGTGATGGGGTTCATAGCCAGTACAGCGTTAAAGACCGCCTGAACGGCTGTGAACGCTGCTGTGGTGGCTTGCCATACCTTCATGGCAACGTTGACAGCGACGATGGCAGCTGCGAAACCGCCAATGACGCCAGCGATAACGAGGAAAACTGTGGTGTGTTCTTGTGCCCAGTCACCAATGGGTTGCAACGCTGCAAACATGCCAGTCAATGCTGGGAGTAGAGCTGCGCCGATTGATTCTTTTGTTTCGGACAACGCCAACTTGAAACGTTCCATGCGGCCTTGGGCGGTGTCGGCTGCTTTGGCTGCGGAACCACCAAAAGTTTCGGACAAGCTTTTCATGGCGTCATCGAGCGTCATGCCGTCTTTGATGGCGCCTTTTAATTCGGGGGACAACTTTGCCAGCGCTGCGGTGTTGCCTCCATATGCCTTGGCAAGGATTGTTGACACTGATTCAAGGTCTTTGCCTGTTGCCGCGCTGATGTCCATAGCCAGACGTGTGGCGTCCATAGCTGTGCCGACGCTGTGGGTTTGTCGAGCCAAAATGGATAGAGCCGGGCGAAGTTTGTCATCAGCCACGCCAAGTAATTTGCCTTGTGTTGTAATCCAGTTTTCAGTGGCTGACACTTGCTGATCTGTGGCGTGAGTGTTGTTTTTAAGAGCAGTTGCCAACTGTGCTTGCGCTGCGGCGTCTTCGGCAGCTGCTTTCACGCAATCACCTAATGCGGCGCCAATGCCTACCAGTGCAGCCGTAGCAGGTACAGCTGCTTTCTTGATGGCGAACTGTGCTTTAGCGCCGGCGCCTTCTAAGTTTTTGAATTCTTCAATGGCGCGGGAAATGCCTTTGCCGTCAAATTCGGAAATGATGGGGATTGATAAGGCCATTAGCCGAGTTCCTTTTGTACGCGCTGTGTGACTTCAAGCGCTGCCGCTTTCATTTCTTCTTCGACTTGGTTTTTCTTGGAAAACAGTGCGGGCCCGAGAACGCGTGTGTGATTGGGTTTCAGTGGCGTCATGTTTACGGCTAGCGGGTTCCCGGGGCTTTTGCGACCGGCTGATTCAAGGATGGCTGTCGCTGCGTCGCGTTGTTCAAGCACGATTGTGGCGGTGCGTCGACGATCCGCATCAAGTCGAATCTTTAACCCTTTAGAAGATTTAGCCAAGTCAATGGGGAACAGTTTGCGGCCGCCAGATGTCCATGCTCGTGACGTGCCGCGCAAATGGCTTTGGCCCCATGCAACTTGTTCGTAGCGTCGTTGCGCTTCTTGTATTGCTGGCTGTGCGATGCGTGTCGCGTCAGATGCAAATTGTTTACGCAGACCGGGTTCAATCTTGTTGAGTGAACGAATTGCGTCATTGATTCCGAGAACTTGAACTGATGTCATTTTTTCTTTCTCGATTCGTTAATGACGTCAATCACTGTGGTCAATGCGTCTGTTTCAAATGGGATTTGTGGCGGCCAGAAACCTGTCTCCGCTAGCACAATGGCTAGGGCTCTGAGGTAACTGCCGCCACGGTGGGGTTTCCCGATTGGCTGTCAACAACTTCAACTGATTGCAGCTGCTTGATGTAGTCGTCAAAGACAACTGGCACCGTGGTGACCCCTGTTTGTTTTGCGCCTTCATAGGCTAAAAACGCGAGATGTTCCATTGCGATGCCTGATGCCAGATCGGAGGCGCGGATGTTGAATTTTCGCTCCAGCGCCACGATTGAAAACAGATTGGTGGTGACGTTGTAGACGTTGCCGTCTGCCTGTTCAACCTTCAATGTGATCTTCATTTGTTTCTCCCTGTTCTGGTTTGTTTACGAGGTGGTTTCGGCGTAGACACCACCAGTCATGGTGATGTCAATTTGGCTGATGTCGCCCACGGATGTATCCAGCACTGGAAGCGTTTCGAGATACATGTTCGTGATCGTGTGCAGCGGGTTTGTGGCGCTTGTTACAGCTGATGATGCTTTCAACGTCACTGGGAACTTTGTGCCGACAAGGCTTTTGAGTGTTGCGTAAACCTCAGAAGCGCCGTAGGTCATGAACAACGTCATGGTGACTTCGTTTTCAATGAGGCCGCTTGAATACTCGCGTGATGTTTGACCGAAACTGGTCGTGTCAATGCTTTCAAACTTGCGGGTGAGTGTTGCCTTGGTGCAGAAGCCAGTCAGCGCAACAGCGTTGACCGTGACGACTGGGTTCGACAAATAGGTTGATGTTGCCATGGTTTATTCCTCTGACTTTTCTGTGGTTGATTTTTTGGTGGTGATGAAACCGCCCTCGATGAGCGCTTCAACGTTCGTACCCTCTGGGGGTACAAATTCTTCGCCGGGTGTTCCGACAAGCTCAGAAACAATGATGTATTTCATGTGTTCTCCTATGGTGTTCTGTTGACGGCCAGACGAACTGTCAAGTCGTAGGTGGGTAGGTCTTGACCGCCGGTGCTAAGGAAGCCCGGGCGCATATCGGTGACTGCCATGTCTGAATTCATGATCGTGTCTGCGACTGTCATGAGGTAGTCCCCAGCATCTTGGTTGCCCGGTGGCGGCGCGCAAATAGAAAGTCGAATGTCAATGTCGCCGATGTTGAAGTTCAAATTATTTGACGTTGGCAGTTGGATTAGAACTGACAATGGGCGCACGTTGCGCGGGTCTGTAATGGGTACAAGACCTAACGCGGTTAGCGAGCTTTTGACTGTGTTAACAGCCGTGTAGAGGATGCCTGACGCGGCCATTATGCGACCTGTGCGCGTCCGCAGCCAAGCAGCTGCATGATGCGTGAGAGCGACACTGGAGCCTGAAATTGCCCCATAGA